TTTGGATAAAGATGTTGGACACTATACTCAAGATCATCTTGTAGCTCAGGCTGGAGAGTATTTAGGAGAAGTTTACGCTAATACTCAAAGAGGTCTTGCAGAACGGGGGGTCGAAACAATAAAACTGTATAGGGGGGTTAACACTAACGGACAAAAGGCTGTAAAAGCTGGTCAACGAGTAGCTATGAAAGATATCCCGTTATCCTCATGGACTGCCGATCCATCGACAGGTATGGGTTTCGGAGATACTGTGGTGTCTCGAACTTTTCACGCTGGAGATATAGTAGCCTCCTGCCTAGATAAATTACCTATGGGAGAATTTGAATTTATAGTGCATACCCCAGATGTAGGGTTTGAAGGCACCATTGAGAATGTGGAGAATAAACCGTCCTATATCTCCCCTTATAACAAACCAAACATGTGGGGCAACTAAACCACTAGTCGTAACGCCACCTCCCGAGGCTATCCAGAGTAATGGAGTATAATTATGGAAGTAATTGATTTCACGGAGAATCCCGAAAACCTTGATTGGTTACGAAATACGAAAATCAGGACTGAGCCTAATGAAAGAGAGGAAGAAACTCCCAATGGAGAATCGGGCGAAATGTCCGAAATGCCAAGGACCCCTAATTCCTAGCCGCAAAGACGAAGATAAGTGTTTGCAGTGTGGGTATGTGGTGTTTAAAACAACTCTTAGAACGGTGAGGTAGAGATGCTCATTATAGAACAAGAAAAGAAAGACTGGTTGTTGGGTCAAGTCCTACATGGCAAACCCAATTGGACAGAAATAGCACAGCAGTATGAGGAAATTTTCGGGGAACGACGGCACAGGTCAACGATACGTCGGTGGGCGCACACGCTTTTGAGAGAGGAGCGTATCTTTGAACTTCATGGTGATGAGGGCTTACTTAAGGACGAAGTAAATACCAAAAGGGCCAAGCTAGAAAGCACTCATTTTAAGAAGCGTGTCAGCGAGTTAGTTAACAAACAACTTTCCCACGAAAATATTGTAGATGTTATTAAAGACTCTACACGAGCGTTACCTCCAATAAAGATACGTTCTTACCCCAACCCTAAAACAAGTTCGGTTAGTCCTATTGTAGCCGTGGCTCCACTAACAGACCTCCACATCGGAGAATTTATAGACTCCGATCAAATGGGGGGCATGAATGAATACAACTTCGAAATATTCTCTCGAAGACTTAGTGGTTGGACTAATCAAGTGTTGGATTTGGTTAGTCTTAGGAGAAGCTCGACCCAAATTCCCACCCTTAAAGTCCCTATGCTTGGCGATATGGTGTCGGGCGAAATTCACGAAGAGTTAGTCCGAAGTAACCTAGACAACATTGTTATGACTATGGCTCGTGGGGCGTATATTACGGCTCAATCTATGCTGACTTTAGCCGAGCATTTTGAGGAAGTTCACATAGATGCCGTTGTTGGTAATCACCAACGCCTTAGGAAAGAAATTTATTACAAGGATAAGTATGTTGGATGGGACTTTCTGTTCTACCAATGGGTTGCGGCATTCTGCAAAAACCAGACTAATATTAAGTTTACTATCCCCAAAACTTTCTATCAACTAATAGATGTAGCCGGGTGGGATGTATTGATTCACCATGGAGATGCCATGCGTGGTTCTTCCATGCAGACGAAAGTTCATTCCCTACGACAGGCTCTACAGCCTCAGGGTAAGGCTTTTCAATACATGTTTATGGGACATTACCATCATGTAGAAGAACATGATATTGGAACTGGTACTGCCTTGATGTGCGGGTGTATGAAAGGCACAGATGAGTACGCCTTCTTACATGGATTAGCCTCTAGAGCTACACATGTGTTGACGTTCTTTCACCCAAAACATGGGATGATTAGTAGGGATACTATTTATCTAGAAAGATACGATGAACAGCCAAGTACCTTTAATGACTATGTACCTAGTATTTGGGCAGACCTTATTCAATAGATACTAGTATAATATCATTAGGGGGATATGTCTTATGCCAGTTTCTAGAGCCGCTCGTAGACGAATTAAAATTAAATTAAATAAAGCTATAAGAGATGGTATTCAGAAAAATGGTAGGCGTATATTTGACCAGTCACAAATGCGACCGGGCATCCCCTATGATACTGGAAATCTACAAAGTACTGGACAATTCCAACCAAAGAAAGATGGTTGGATGTTAAAATATGGGGGCAATATCTCCAAGTCGATATCTGGCAAGGGGGCTCCTTATGCCGCTAGACTCCATGAGGGTACTAGCGGGGAACGGATACGGGTTCAGCCGTACACAAGAATTAAACTTGTTCCAAGAACACCGGGGGGAGCAAAAAAGCGGGGACGGAATAAATTTAAAAGGACAGAACAGAAGGTTTCTGGATACGTGATGACCCCTAAACGTCGAGCAGCAAGACCTTGGGTACGGACAGCCGTTACCACCAAAATAACGTATTTGATCGAAGACTTATCCGAGGCGTTACAAAAACAATTTAGAGCTAGGGGAGGTTCTATAAAAAGAGGAGGAAAGTAAAGTGCCTAGCAAACAAGAAATACAAAACATCATAGACAATGTTACTCCATTTCAGGAATATGTTATGCGAGGGGCATCTCGCATGGTAGGACAAACTCTAGATCAATTAGAGTCCTCTATGCCAGAAGGAAAACAACTAGAAAAGGTGAAGCAGCTAATAGAAGATATTCTATACGAATATAGAGATGCTCTTCTGCGAGCCACAGTTGAACTAGATATTCAAAATAAACAAAAGTAAAGCAAGAGGTTAAGTATGTACACATCTGTCAGGTATAGAGATGGAGAAGTAGTAAAGCAAGAGGAAACTCAAAGTTTATATGAAGGATTAGGTGTTAACCACAGACAACTTTTCCTATATGGAACTATTGTGGGGCCACTAGATAGAGTCGATAACTGGAATCCCGGCTTTATCGCAGACAGTATAATAGCATTGAGTTTAGAAGACCCGACAAAGCCAATTGTTTTACATATTGACTCACCGGGTGGTTCGATTAGGGATGGGTTGCGACTTATAGATATAATGAAGACGGTTGAAGCTCCTGTTTGGACAGTAGGTTCAGCTTGCTATAGTATGGGGGCAATAATTTTGGCTGCGGGGGAACCGGGGCATAGGTATATCTACCCTAATGGTCATACTATGCTCCATTTGCCTTCTGGAACAACTAGAGGGGACGCTAAACAGATAGAGTTGCAGAGCAAAGAAATGCAAAAAATTAAAAAAATTCTAGTAGGCCTTATAAAAAAGTGGGGCGTTAGTAAAGAAGAGCGAGTTATAACGAGAGACATAGATAGGGAATTCTATCTAAATGCTGAAGAAACTATAGAATACGGATTGGCGGATAAAATAGTTACGCAGAACGTGTTTGCCGGGGCTGAGTAGCCCCAGAGGATTAATGAACGAGTTTACTTTGCTTCGGGTATGTAAAGAGATGGATAAGTATACTGTTACGTCCGCTGAGATGATAGACTTAGCTAAGGATGTAGCTAGTAGAACTTTAGCTTTTCCCGAAGGCAATGATTTTAAGTCCTCAAAGCATTTTGTACGCAAAATGGCCTCCTTCATGTCTATAGATGAACCCTTGTTCACTAAGGCGTACCCTAAAGGTGATCACAACTACTTCGCTAAAGCATTAGAGGCGATAACCACCGAAGAGGAAATTCTTGAAGAGGAAATTTTAGAAAAAAGTGCTTACATAGATTTTTCTGATGTAGAGGATGGGCAACTCTTAAACTTATCAAAGGCCGCTCCATCCGCTGGCATGACTACCAAGGGCAGTATAACTGGCGCAATCAATGAGTATGAAAGATTATTCAAAGCAGGCTTTGCCTCTGATGGAGAAATCCTTACCCTGTCGAGATTTTACCCACTGAATAAAGAGTACGCCAAATTAGCGGGTAACATTTTAGAAGATCGTGACCCTATGATTGTAGGTGGCCCCGCTTCTGTAGAAGTGGTAGATAGGGAAGGTCACCTAATTACTATGGAGGCTATGGATAAAGCCTTTAAGAAGTTTATGGGCAATATACGAACTCGAAATGCTATGGTATTGCATTCGGACGTTCAAGTTGGGTGGGCCTTACCTGCGTACATAAATAAGGCAGGACAAATTTTTAAAAGTGGAGTAAATGGTACACATTTATTCTTCATAACGGAAATGCGTAACGATACTAAAATTGCGGAGCGAGTCCGTGATCAGGTCAAAGAAGGCCGAATCAGAAGTTACTCAATTGCCGGGTCTGCCCTTGATACCGATCAAACCCTAACTAGGGGGAAAGACGGTAAAGACACTATAGTAACTAAGGTAACTGAATTAGAGTTGGCTGAAGTTACGGTATGTGAAAAAGGAGTCAACGAAGGAGCCCACTTTAATTTACTTAAAGCCCATGGGTCTGAAACCTCTGGTACATGTATAGATGGCAGTTGCCTGATTACATTAGAGAAGGAACAAGCTGGCCCCGGATCAGGTGTTCCTAACGGAGCAGATACCGGAGGTAATTACAATCCTTTTTATGGGGGATTCGACCCTGATAAAGATTTGCCTAAAGCAGGTGCTTTAGTGGAAACCTTTTCTATGGATAATACTACTCAAGGTAGTATGTCCCCCGGCTTAGAGTCTTACTCAGAGTATAATGAAGATAAGACTGAAGAAATTACAGACTATTCTAACCGAAGGGAGGTTATTAAAATGTTCAAGGTACAGGGTTCTTCTGAGGAGAAGAAACTCGTGAGGGAAAATCAGGCCGAGTCTTCTTTGGACAAACTCAAGAGGCACACTGACGGCCCTCCGAAATCTGATTCCTTTGCTACGGATAAAGGAACCCT